ATAGATGTTGGTTCAGATGGTGAATTAGATCTATTAGCATAACTTAATGCAAATTCCAATACTTCAAGGTATTTATACCGATACTGCTCCTGATATTAGAACATCATACCCTAAAAACTTAATAGCTATTCCTAAACAAAGTGGAATATCTGCTGGTTATTTAAGACCTCACGATGGTTTAGTTGAGTTTGTAGCTACTAATGATATTGATAGAGGTGGTATTAATTGGAATGGTACTTTATATAGAGTAATAGGTTCAAAACTTGTTAAGGTTGCTTCAAATGGAATAATCACTATTATAGGTAATGTTGGTAACGATAATATTAATGTTGCATTTACTTACTCTTTTGATAGATTGAGTGTTGCTAGTAATAATAATCTTTTTTATTATGATGGTTCAGCACTTACTCAAGTAACTGATACAGATTTAGGTAATGTTTTAGATGTTGTATGGGTAGATGGTTATTTTATGACTACAGATGGTGAATATTTAGTTGTAACAGAGCTATCAGATCCTACTTCAGTTAATCCTTTAAAATATGGAAGTTCTGAAGCTAATCCTGATCCTATTGTAGCGTTAAAAAAAATTCAAAATGAGATTTATGCTATTAATAGACATACTATTGAAGTTTTTGATAATGTAGGTGGTACTACTTTTCCTTTTGCAAGAGTTGAATCAGCTCAAATAGATAGAGGTTGTGTAGGAACTAAAGCTTGTTGTGAATATCTTAATGTTATAGCTTTTATAGGTAGTAGGTTGAATGAATCAGTAGGTGTTTGGTTAGGTATAAACTCTTCATCTACTAAAATATCTACTAAAGAGATAGATAGATTATTACTTGAATATTCTGAAGAAGTTTTAGCTGAAGTTTTAGTGGAAAGTAGAGTTGATAAATCTCATCAATTTTTATATATTCATTTACCTGATAAAACATTAGTTTATGATGGTGCTGCTTCACAAGCTTTAGGTGCTTCAGTTTGGAGTATATTAGATAGTAATGGTGAATATAGAGCTAATAATTTTACCTGGTGTTATGATAAATGGATATTTGGAGATCCTACTTCTAACAAATTAGGGTATTTAGATGATAGTTTATCTACTCATTTTGGCGATGTTATAGAATGGGAATTTAATACAGGTATTTTCTATAATGAATCAAGAGGTGCTATTTTACATCAAGTTGAGTTAGTAGGTTTTAATGGTAATTCAACTGAAGGTAATATATCTACAAATTATTCTTTAGATGGTGTAAATTACACAACTCCTATTTCTATAGATATTACTAAAAGATTAGTATGGTTTCAACAAGGTATGATGCAAGATAAACGTATTCAAAGATTTAGCGGTACAGCTCATCTCAACTTAGTGAGGTTAGAAGTTCAAATAGAACCTCTTTATGTATAAATATGGCCAATAACAAAATAATAAGAGTACCTAACAGAAAGTTATTAGAACAAATTTTTGGTAAAAATTCAGATTTAATTAGACAATATGAAAATCTTTTTTCAATAAGTGATGAAATAATAGAAGAAATAAACCGTATAGAAGAAGCTGTTGGTTTAGATAGTGATGGTAACTATGTTCAACCTACAGACACTAGATTTTTAAATGATACTATTACAGTAATGGAAGCTTTATCTAAATTAGATGAAGAAATAGGTTCTATTAAAATATTAAATATAGATGTAAGTAGTTCCACTTTACCAATAAATCAATTATTAATAGTAGATGCTACAAGTGGTAATATTACAATAACTTTACCTGATCCTACTGAGTTTTTTATAAATAATAACTCTAAAACTATCTCAATTACTAAAAAAGATATATCTACTAATATTGTAACTATTGAACCTTATGGTACAGAAGAGGTAGTTGGTGAAACTTCTCAAGAGTTGTTTTCTGAGGGTGATGTAATAAATTTAATTACAGATGGTACAGATTGGTATCTAGGAGCATAATATGAGTAAATTAGGAAGAATAAGGGGTACTGATAATGAACTGATTGAATCAGTATTAGGTACTTTAAATATATCTTTACATGATGGTTTAGGTAATCCTATCAACTCGTACAGGGGTGCTGTAAACACACATGATGCTGATGTTCATAGAGAGATTATCAATCAACAGTTTCATCAACATACAGCTACAGTTACTACTTTTGCTGTAGCTGCTTCTGCTGGTGATACACAAATAGAATTAGCAGATGCTACAGGTTTTGCTACAGGTAATTATTTACATTTAGCTGATGGTGGTGTGGAGCATCCTCACCCTAAAATTACTTTATCAGGGACTACTGCTACTTTAGATAGACCTCTTGACTATAGTTTTGCTATTGGTGATCCTATTGTAAAAGCTCTTGTTAATATGAATGTTATAGGTAGTTTAGCTTCACCTCAAAGTTTTAAAATAGAACCTTTATCTACTGAGGTTATGCACATAACAAGAATATTAATAGAAATGACACATGGTACTGCCGGTGATAATGGTTTATTTGGTGATTTAACAACGCTTACAAATGGTGTTGTTTTAAGAAGGTATGATGGTACAACCGGTACAACCGGTATTTTTACTGTTTGGAAAAATAATAGTGATATTGTAACTGATATGTATGATGTTACTTATTCAGCACGTTCAGGTGGTGGTGGTGCTTATGGTACAAATGCTAGAGGTACATTTAAAGAAGCAGGAGCTATAGTTTATCTTGATGGTTCAAAAGGTGATTATTTAGAAGTTTTAATTCAAGATGATCTATCAGGTTTAGGCTCATTTAGAATAAAAGCACAAGGTCATTATGAAGATAGTTAAAAGTTATGGTACAATATTGAACAAGAATTAAAAAGTTGAGTTTTAAAAGAGTTTCCAACTACTCATAAACATTTATGAAGGGAAAGTTTTGAAAGCACCTACTTATTTTTGTGAAGCTATTGTACCTATTAAACATGAAATAGTTGATGGTATGTATGTTAGAACTGCTTATGCAAAAAAAGATCAACTTATTGTAGGGTGTTCTCATAAAAAACCAGGTATAGCTTTCTTAGAAAAAGGTAAGATAAGACAATTAGATGGTGAAAAAAAATATGAGATAGAAGCACCATTTAAAATAGCTACTGAAGCAGGATCTCAAAGATTTGCTTATGCTATGGAAGATACTACTTACACAACTGTTCATAGAGTTGAAGCTAAAACTGTAGAAGAAGCCGAACTAGAAGTGTTTGGTGAATTACCTCAACTTACTAGAATTAAAAAAAGTTATCAAGCTTTACTGCTAGAACATAACTTATCTGATAAAGATGTTCAAGAGGATATGAATAGTAAAGAAGTTATAGTTGAAGATTCAGATATGTATTATTTATCAGATTCTCCTATTCACGGTTTAGGGTGTTTTGCAGATAAAGATATAGAAGCTGGTGAAAGTATCGCTGTATCTTTATTAAACGGTGTAAGAATGACTACAGCTAGGTATGTTAATCATTCAGATATACCTAATGCTAAACATATTCAAATAAAAGATGATCTAATAGCTTTAGTAGCTATGGTAGATATACCTAAAGATTATGAAATATTAACTAATTACAAGGAGATATTATGTCAGCAATAGCTACAGCTATAGTCGGTGGTGCTGTTATAGGTGGTTATGCTTCTTATGAAGCAGGTGAAGCACAAAAAGAAGGTGCTGAAGCTGCAGCAGCAGCACAGCTTGAAGCAGCTCAAATAGGAACTGAAGAACAGAGAAGACAATTTGATTTAATGCAAAAAACTCTTCAACCTTATGTAAGTGCTGGTGAAACAGCATTATCAGGACAAATGGCTTTAGCAGGTTTGGCAGGTGAAGATGCTCAACGTACAGCTATATCTAACTTATCAGAATCACCTTTATTTCAATCTCAAGTTCAACAAGGTGAAGAAGCATTACTACAACAAGCTTCTGCAACAGGTGGTGTAAGAGGTGGTAATATACAAGGGGTTTTAGCTCAATATAGACCTCAAATGCTTCAACAAGAGATTAATAATCAATACTCACGTTTAGGTGGTATTACACAAGTAGGACAAGCGAGTGCTGCAGGTGTGGGTGCAGGTGCTATGCAAACAGGAGCTAATATATCCAACCTTCAACAACAAGCAGGTGCAGCAATAGCAGGTAATCAATTAGCTCAAGCTCAAGCAACTGCTAATCAGTATTCAGGTATTGCAAGTAGTATATCTCAACCTCTTACTACTTTTGGTACTTTAAACTATATGAAACAATTAGGAGCGTTCTAATGCAACCATTGAATTATATGATAAATGTACCTAATCCTACACAAGATGTAATGAAGGGTATTCAACAAGGTATGAGTTTAGCACAAGGTGTAGGCCAAATGGCTAACTTGAGATCACAAAGAGATTTAGCTGATGCTAAAAAGGCACAAGTTGAACAGCAACAAAAACAGTTTGGTATTTTACAAAAAGATTTAGGTGCTTTATCTTCTAAGTCTAATCCTACTGCTAAAGATTATACTGATGTTATGATTAAACACCCTCAAATATCTGAGCACTTAAACAAGAGTTATAATATTATGAATCAAGATCAGAAAGATCAAGCTGTAAAAGATGCTAGTAACATATATTCTGCTATTAGTGCAAATAATACTGATTTAGCTGTTCAACTCTTAGAGAAGAAAAAACTAGCTGCTGAAAATTCAGGATTAAAAGTGGAAGCCGATGCTGCTGACGCTATGATACAAATGATAAAAATGAACCCTGAAGCTGCTAAAACAACTGCTGGTTTATTCTTAGCTTCTTCTGTTGGTGCTGATAAATTTCCTGAGATGTATGATAAGTTAGGTCAATCAACAGGTGGTTATTCAGTTCTAACTGCAAATGATAAAAAACAATTAGGACTTCCTGAGAATGTACCTTTTCAAATGTCACCTAAAGGTCAGATAACACAAATAGGTTCTAAAGGTATAACTGTTAATGTTGAAGGTGAACCTCAATTTGGAACTATACCACCAGGTTATCAAATAACTAAAGTTGGTGATAGTTTTAGAATGGAAGCTATACCTGGTTCACCTGCTGAAGCAAAAATAAAAGATCTAGCTAATACTAAAAATAAAGCTAAAGTAGAAAGAGTTAGAACAGGTGGTATAGTTCTTAAAGATCTTGAGAGATTAGAAAAGAAAATAAAAAACGCTCCTTGGTACAATCCTGTTACAGGTGTTACAGGTGCTGTAGCTTCTTTTATACCAGGAACTAATCGTGTAGATGCTGAGAGTTTATTTGAAACTGTTACTGCTAATATAGGTTTTGATAAACTTCAAGCTATGAGAGAAGCTTCACCTACAGGCGGTGCTCTTGGTGCTATATCAGATAGAGAACTTAGTAATCTTCAAGCTGTTATGGGTAGTTTACAATTATCTCAAAGTGAAGAACAGTTACTTCAAAATATAAACCGTTTAAATGGTGTATATAAAAAGATTCTTAAAAAAGCTGAAGCTTATCCTAATGCTGGTGAGTTTGGTTTTGACTTAACTGAAGAGAATAAGCAAGATATTTATAAAAAATATGGAATAGAATAATGGCTAATTTAGAACAATTAAAAAAAGCACTTATACAAGCTGATACTGCTGGTGATACTAAAGCTGCTGAATTATTTGCTCAAGATATTAAAAAATTACAAACTACTCAACCTATTGTTGATCCTAGAACTATACCTGAGCGTTATGAGGACTTACCACCTAAACAAGAACCCACTATAGGTGAAAAAGTTGTTGGTGCTGGTGAAGCTGCTTTAGCTACAGGTACTGCTATGACAACAGGTGCTGTAGGTCACATTGTAGGAGCTATTAAAGGTATTGCTAAATCTATCAAAGATGGTACTTATGGTTCTATGGAAGGTGCTAGAGAGATGGAAAAACTAGCTCAAGAATATGCTGGTGAACTTACTTATGAACCTAGAACTAAAACAGGTAAAGAATATACTCAAGATGTAGCTGAAACAGTAGCCCCTTTAGAAGCTTTAACTCCTATGACTGCTGAAATAGGTGCTATGGGTAGAAATATACCTCAAAACATTCCTAGAAGAAGACCTAAACCTAAAGTTGAGAAAGTGGAAGAAGGACTTGATTTAGAAGGTATTGCTGTTATGTCAGTAGATGCTGCTCAAGGTAATAAAAAAGCTAAAGCTAATTTGGCTAGAGAAGTTAAAGCTAACCCTGAAGCTATAGATGCTGCTGATAGATTAGGTATAGAGTTACCAGCAGATGTATTAGGTGATAACACTTTAATTAAACAAACAGTAGGTTTAGTTAGATCTCAAGTAGGTGAAGAAAGTGCTAAATTTGCTGATATGATTGATAACGCTGTTACTAAATCTGATGAAGCACTCTCTACTTTAGAACAAAGCGATTTAGCTACTATGAGTGGTAAGATTATGGATAACTTTAATAAATCTCTTAGTGATCTAAATAATCAAGCTGCTAAAATATATGGTGAAGTTACAAATAAAATAGAAAAAAATTCTGAAGTTACAGTAAATAACTCTAAAGAAGCTGTTTTGAAATACTTAGATGATTTAGGAATAGTTCCTGATGAAAAAGGTAAAGCTGATTTAAGAGGTTTAACTAAAGAAGAAAGGGATCTTTACAGACTTGTTACATCACCTAAAGTAACTTTTGGAGCATTAGAGAGAGAAAGAAGAGGTATTGGCGAAGCTTTAGGTAAAATGCCTACAGGTAAATATGCAAATTCTGATAAATCGTTACTTAAAAAACTTTATGGTTCATTAAAAAAAGATCAATTAGATAATGTTGAAACTATTTTAGGTAAAGATGCTAGAGATCAACTTCATTTAGCAGATAGAACTTTTCAAAAGAAAATAGCACTTGAAGAAAGAGCTGCTGATGTGTTTGGTAAAGAAGGTGATAAAAGTATAGCTTCATTGTTAAGACGTTCTATGTTACAAGGATCTAAAGGTGATATAACTGCTTTAAATAAAGTATTTAAAAACGTACCTCAAGAGTTACAAAAAGAAGCTATAGGCTCTGCTTTAGCTGATATAGCAACTTCTAAACAGGGTAGGTTTAACTTTAATGATTATGTTAAGCTTTATCAAGGGCTTAGAAAAAACGCTCCTATCTATAATAAGATTATTAAAACTTTAGGTGAAGATAAGCATAAATTACTACAAGACCTGTATGTAACTTCTAAGCGTTTACAAGATGCTAAGAATAAAATCATATCTACAGGTAAAGCTAATCAAGCTATTCTAAATAAGATACAAGAAGAAGCTTTATTACAGAGAGTAATAAGGTTTACAGTTGAAAAAGGTGTTAAAACTGCTACTTTTGGAGGTTTACAACCTAGTTTAGATATGCTTTTTAAAGCACCTAAAGATAAGATAAAAGCAATTAGTGATCTTTTTGTATCTCAGGAGTTTAAAAATTTAGCTGTTGATGCTATTGATAAAACACCAGGTATGAGTAAGGTTAAGGCTTTTACTAATAGCAAAGCATTTAAAAAGTGGAATAAAACTATTGGTAATACAATTAAAGAACCTGAAACATGGATCTTAGAATCTTTTACATTAAATAAGGAACAGAACAATGAAAACAATAAATAATCTATCATCTACAAGTACTCTAGCGTTAGGTGACTTGTTAGCTTTATGGAGTACAAACAACGGTGATACTAGAAAAGTATCTATGAATACACTAATAGATTTTGTTAAAGCTCAAGGGGGTGAGAGTGGTTTGACTACTATTAACACTTATGATGAGTTAAGACAATTAGACACTACTAATCCTGATACATTATCTCAATATTTAGTATTAGGTGGTGATTCTGTTGATGATGGTAAAGGTGGAGTTTACTATTGGGATGTGTTATCCGTATCTGTTGATGATGATTTTACAGTTATTGATTCAGACCAACCTGGTGATGGTAGATGGTTGAGATTGAATACAAGTAGTTTCTTAATAGTTAATACTTTTGTAGAACTAGATGCTTTAACTAAAGTAGGTACTTCAAGCGTTGATATTGCTTTTAATAGAGAAGATGGTATATTTTATGAATATACAGGGGGTGCGTGGGTGTCTTTTGACACAACCGTTTATGTTGATGATGTGAGTTCACTTACAACAGCTTTAGGTGCTACACATAGTGCTGTAACAGTTACTACAGGTTTAAAAGGTATTTATATTTATGATGCTACAAAATCAGCGATCAATAACACCCTTACTATATTTAATGGTTGGGTTTTACAAGGAGAACTAACACTAGATACAGTTACTCAGATTGTTGATTTAACTTCAAATGATGAAGGAAGGGTTGTTTTTGTTAAAGATATAGATAGAGGTGGTAAATTTATTTATGATTCTTCTGAAGTTGGTAATCATAATGATGGTACTAATTTTCATGGAAGTGTTAGACAATATGATAATCATGTAAGTGTTTTATGGTTCGGTGCAAAAGGTGATGGTACAACAGACAATACAGCTATATTTACAGCAGTTGCAGCAGTTGTAAATATAGCAATAGTTCCTTACACTTCTTCTTCTTATTTTATTTCTTCCACTTTAGTAAATACAGGTACAACTTTTATATTTCATGGAGATAGTTCTCAAGTAACAGGTACAGTTACTGCTCAACAATTAAAAGCTATATATACAGATAATGGGTATATCAATGGAGTACCTGTTTCTGATGAATTAAGAGATAAAAAAATAGGAATAATAGCAGGAACATTAAGACAAGATGCAACTACTCGTTCACAATGGAATTGGATTAAAGATGTTGGTCACGAACCTATAGGGGTAGATGATAGTGTTCCTGCTACAGCGACAGGTGATATATTATTTGTTAATTATGATAAAACGTACACTAAAACTTTAGTAGTATCAGCAACCCCTGATGAAACATTAGCTAGTAAACTTGGTATGTCAGTAGGTACATCAGTAGGGTTATCAGGTTTCAATATGAAAGCTTCTGTTAATTTAACACTTGCTGCTTCAATTAAGTGGAATGGTACATCCTGGGATATTGGATATGGAACAGGACAAGGTGGAGTAGGTGCACACAATGTGAATATTACAAATGTAGCATTAACAGGGGCAAATTTAGAAATAGATCATGATTGGATCCCAGGTTTTAATTTATCGTTAATAGGCTTTACAGATAACGGTGCTGTGATTCCTTATATTCCTGTTTTAAAAAGCACAAATACTATTCAAACAGTAATTAACTTTGTTGATTATGCAGGTGCTTTTGTACAGCCTGAAGACACAAGGATGAGTTTTGTATTAGTTAAACAGTATAATGGTGGAGTAGATTTAGATGGAACAAACAACGGTGATACATTGGACTTAGATTTAGGTAATATTTGGGTACAAGGTATAATGCAATTTTAATTAAGGGTTTAAAAATGTTTAAAGATTTAAAAGGTAAAGTTTTAAGTACTTATAAACAATATGGTAATGCAAAAATAACTGATAAATTAGTAATTGATTATATTATTGATTTAGAAGAAGAAGAAAGAGCTAGACTAAAAGTAAATAGTTTTACTCAAGGTCAATTAACTAAAATGATTAGTAATATAAGTGAGGGGTAAAACATGGCATGGTATGATATATTTGGTGGAAGTGTTGCTAAATCAGTTGAAAATATAGCTAAAGAGTTTATTGATACTGATATGGAATCAGCAGAAGCTAAAGCTTTAATGGTTAAGACTTTAGATCCTAATGGTTTAATGAGAAGAGATCTATCAACTAAAGTAAGTAATTTGTATAGTGTTTACATAATAATTACTTTAGGTTTACTTCTTGCTAAAGCTTTTGGTATAGGTGATCCTAGTGAGGTTACAGAAGCTTTAAAAGCAACAGGTGATCTATTTGTACCTATTACAAGCATGTTTTCTTTAATTATAGGTGCTTCTTTTGGTGTAAACTATGTAAATTCAAAGAAAGGGTTATAAGATGTTAAAATTAAAACAAGTTTTAGTAGATATAATATCTTTAATAAAAGATTTAAAATTTTTATTAGCATTTTTTGGTGTTACAGGAGCAGGTATTGTGAATTTTAGTGGAGAAGCTTTAAACTTTTTTTATACGAACATTCACTTGTTCTCAGTATTCTCTTTATTCTTAATGCTTATTTATATAGAGATCACTAAACAAACAATGATTAAAGTTCAACAAGCTCAAAATGCAAAGCTATTAGAAGTTGAAACTAATCAACGTATTAGAGATTTAAAAGCTAGAGTTGATAGTGCTTATAAAGAATATGGTAATGATAAAATAATTGATGGATGGGTTATCAAAGGTTTATTAGAACTAAAAGATGAACTTGATGAGTTAGGTGTAAATAGTTATACTCAAGGTAAACTTGAGAGTATGATACGTAATATAGAGTATTAGTTATGTATATGCAACTTGTAAGACCTACTGAGATAGGTGAAAAATCAACTGAGGGACATTTACTTGTTAATGGTACAAGTGAGTGTTTTACACTTGAAGATAAAGATAGAAAACTTGAAGATGGTGGTGAAAAGATTTATGGTAAAACTGCTATACCTAGGGGTATTTATGATATTAAAATTACTTACTCAAATAGGTTCAAAAAAGATTTACCTCTCTTAATAGATGTTCCACAATTTGAAGGAGTTAGAATACACGCTGGTAATTCATCTGAAGATACTGATGGGTGTATTCTAGTAGGAACTGTTAATAAAGATCCTAATGATGATTGGATTGGAGCATCTAGAAAAGCTTTAGATAGTTTACAACCTAAAATTCAAGATGCTTTAGATAGAGGTGAAGAAGTAACTATTGAGATAGTTTAGCTAACTTAGCTTTTAAACCATTATTATATTCAATACCTAAATCTTCTATAAAAAGATCTATTAACTTTTTACTATCTTTTTGCACTTGTTCATCAAACTCAATTTTAGTATTTTCTACTATTGAGTTATAAGCTTTTTCAAAAGTTTTTTGAGAGTAACTTTTTTTAGTATATTTCTCATTAGCTATTATTACATTTAAAGAACTGATAGTATCAGACATATTAATAACTAAATCATCATTACTTATTTTCTTTTGAGTATCTAACCATACTCTATTAGCTACAGCTAGATTGTCTTCATGTAAACTACACTCATGTTTCTCTAAATGAGTTATAAACTTTCTTATATCTCGTTTTAACTTTGTTACAGGTTTAGTTTCTTCTTTATGTGTTATATTTTTAAGGAGTTTTCCCATTAATATAATTACCTGGATTATTTGGTTTCTACTTAGCATTTTCTAATATCCTTTTTATTTTATTTGCTTCTCTTTTGAGCATTTTGTTTGTGTTAGCTCTTACCTTTATAAAAGCTTGTTGTAGTATTTGTTCAAAGTTATTTTCTTCTTCATACTTAAAACCTAAAACTTCAAATACATCTCTACATCTCTTATTATAAAAACTTGTAGCATCTTTTCTACTCATTCTTTGAGGGATAGATGTAGATCTTTCAGCGTGTTCAAACTTATAATCAAAGCTATTAATTTTACACTTCCACTTATACCACTCTTCACCGTGAGTTTTCATATCTCTAACATATCCTCAACTTCTTCAACAGATATAACTTTTGCGGCTAAACCACCAGCTCTTTTTATCTGTTTTATGTTTCTGTTTTGAAGCGGTTGTTTTTTATCACTTATTCTTCTAGCTTCTTCATCTCTCTTAACTTCAGCACCTACAAATACACCAATAGTTTTACCTACCATATCTTGAGTTATCTTTATTGGAACACAAGCTACTATGTCAGTCACACCTGCTTTATTTGCTTTGATTACCTTTATAGTATATGCTCCTATTGAATGAAAAAAATCAATAATCTTCTTTTGAACATCACTCTCTTTCATCTATACACATTTCTAATAGGTAATTAAACTCTTCTTTAAGATGTTGTTTAATTTCTTCTCTCTCTTCTGTTACAAACTCTTCTAACTCACTCTCAGTAAGTTCTAAAGTTTTACCGCTTGATAAATGTACTGTATAAACACCAGCTCCTTCATAAATCTTAGTCATTATATACCCCTGCTATTATTTCTAGTAATACTTTTTTTATTTCATTCTTACCCCATGAGTTTTTACTCTCTAAAACTTTATAAAAAAGTTGTAATTGTTCTTTAGTCATTTTCTCTTCTCCAATATATTTTTAGTTTTATAATAAGTTACTAAAAATCTAGCGTAACCTATACCTATTGTTTTGCCTTCAAACTCAACAACTCTTAAACCTATAGTTTGAGCTATTTTTATCTCTTCTTCTAAAGCTTTAACCATAATCTTCCTTCTTATAATACCACTTAGAGGTAAAATTTTTCTTATCTATTGCTACTGCTCTATATACATCTTCATCTATACCACTTAACAAAAAGTGTACCACTACTTCTTCTTTTCTAGTAATGAAGTTTAGTTGTCTTCCTATAACTTGTTGATAAGTTGCAGCACTAAAACCCATACTGTAGATTACCATATTTTTAAAATGGCTATAATCAACACCATCACTATTTTTAGTAATAGAACCAACATTAGGAAACTTAGTAGCTAAATACTCTTGTTCAGGAATATAATAAGCTAATATAATTGTTTCTTCAGGATCAAAGTTATCCATAATATATCTAACTTTTTTAGTTCCTACATCTATAACTTCTGTTTCACTTTCATTCAGATCATTAACTGCATTTACATAACCCCCTGATATTTGATGTTTCTTTTGATTTAGTTTACTAGCTGTATCTGCTAATATAGTAAGATCATTACCTGGTAACTCATACATACCGTACTTATTTAAAGCTTTGTATAGATCGTCTTGATATTTAGTTAATGGTATATGATGAAGCTTATCAGTAGGTTCAAATTTATGACCTGCTTCTGTTCTAGTCATTGATATTTGTAAATGTTCAATATCAGCTAAAACTTTATGATCTTTTACTTTATCCCATTGTTTTACCATTAAATCATTAGCTACTTTTATCTTATAAGGAATACCATAATCATTATGCCACTTAGAATAAGTCTTATAAGCGCTCCAGGGTGAATCAGGACTGAGTGCTAACATATTAAACAACATAGCATAAGATTCAGGTGTAGGTGTTCCTGAACTAAATATAATATAATCAGCATTAGCACAAATTTTAGCTATATCTTTCCATATAGTAGATCTTTTAGGATAACCTGTAATGTATCTATGGCACTCATCTAATATAACTACTTTATAAATAGGTTCAAGTTTACCAGCTTGATGATAGTTAGTTACATTAGGAGTGAATTTTTGAACACCTGGTATAGCACCTTTTTTAGTGATTATTATAAACTCATTATTGCATAATCTTTGAGCTGCTAATATAAACGCTGCTGTTTTTCCACTTCTTACTTCACCTGCAAATAAGCATAAACCGTATAATCTAAGTTTTCTAACAATAGAACCAGCTTTTTTAACTTGATGAGGTAGTGCTTTCATTGTTGTGTTCCATATAATATAAAAAGTAAAATGACATAAATAACATAAATAACATTTACCCAAAACCACGGATTATCAATAGTAACTTCTTTTAAATTTTTCATATCCATTATATCCACCTAATAATAGGTTCACCCTTGTAAGAGTGTTCCCATATAAACCACGCATAAGCAACCGTACCACCCCACTTTTTACCTGTTTTAGGGTTTAACTCTAAACCATCTCTCCTATCATCTTGCCTAGCACTAAACACATATACATATTTAAGAGGTGTATTTTTAAAGAAATCTTTTCTAGCTTGACCTTCTAAGAACTGAAGCTTTAAAAACATAGCTACACCTGTATTAGTCATTGATAGAGATTTTTCTATAAACTCTTTAGCAAACTTATAAGGTGGGTTAGTAATTATCCAATCAACTTTACTATCATCTTCAAGAGTTAGAAAATCTTTTACTCTAGTTCTTTTATAACCTCTATGTACTAAATCATAGAATTTATACTTAGCCTCAGGGTAGTATTCTTTTAGAACATTAGCTATGTGACCTTGACCTACACAAGGTTCAATAAAAGATGAACTTTCAATAGGATAAATATCTAAAAGATCTCTAACACTTTGAGGATTAGTAGCATAAAAATCATCTACTTCTCTACCATAAGTGCTGTTAGATCCTGCTAATCTACTACCTTTCATTGTTTTCAATCTCCAATAAAAATAACAAACTACATATAGCGTGAGCTAAGTGATTCTTACCACTTTCAGGATCAATCTTCTCACCTTGTTGATAAGCTAATATATGTCTTAATGGTGCAGATATATATCTTTCTTTATCATCTACTTTACTCCAATTTTTACGATCATATTTTTTAGCTCCAAACTCCATAACTTCAGCAACTTCAGATAAAGCATTACCTGTATCAAATAATATAGCTAAGTTTACTTTGTTGTTATCAGCTTTGACAAACTCATCTTTAACCTCAGTTACTTTAAATGTGTTATCAGATTTAACATCCTCATTAAAACATTCACAACTTGTTCTTTTACATACATCACACATTGAATAACCTCACTTTCCATAAGTCACTTCTCTTAGAGTAGCGACATTGATCTAAACCTACTAATCTTCTAGTAAGAATTGCATCTTCTTTAGTGTAACCTTTACTCTCATAAATCTTAATAACATCATCAAAAGTTCCACCTTCAGGTAAAAGTTTTTCTGCTGTTTTGAGAGCTACACCTTTAATACCTGGTATATCATCACTACTATCACCAGCTAAACTTTGAAGTAATACCCATCTATTTATCTCTTCAGGTGTATTAACAATAACTTTCTTATGTTTAGCATGATAAAAGTATGCAGCAGGTACACCATTAACTACATCTTTATCACCTGAAGCTACAGGATCACCCTTCATAGCATAATAGTAAACTATATCATCCGCTTCAAAATTTTCAACTACAGTATTATTCTTTTTAGCCCATTTTTTTAATCTTTTTAAAGTAGTTGTTTGAGGTTTGTTTAATCTACTTTTTTTATAGTCAGGAAATATATCATATCTGAAGTTCCTAGATGGAGTAAATACTAACTCAAAATCAGTAAAGCGTGGTAAATTACCTCTAAAACTCTCTAATTCACATTGTTCTACTACATCACTAACTATCATATTAAAAGTGTTTTTAACATCTTTAAGAGTAGTGCGTTCAACATTACCTTTAAATGAACCCTCTTCAATAGATTCACCTGGTTTAAAAGCTGGTGAGTATGCAGCATAGTAAAGTAAACCATCTGCATCTATTCTAAGAGTTTTATCATAAATACCGGATACTTCTCTAATCTTAGCACACAACTCTTTTACCTCTTCAGGATCAGTTGTTTGTTCTAAATCATCTAGTAAGAACTTTTCTCTTACTGATACTTTAGGGTTGTCTTTCCAATAACTCATTTTTATTTCCTTAAATTTAATTAGCTAACACTAAACCATCTCTTTCTACAAAATACAAGGCTATTCCTACACATATAACTGCTGATACAATCGTTAAAAATATAACATCTTTCATAATTTAACTCCTTATATAAGTTAAAGTATATATAAAGTTTTATTAAAGTATGTTTAAAGTTCTATACTTTAACACCTAAATCTGCTAAATGTTCTTCACATAATCTTAAATACTTATCATAATCAAGATCTTTAGGTATATTATCTGTTAGATCCATCATAGGTTTAGCACCTTCAGATTTTGGAACTTTATTACCATTAGTTTTAAATATCATTTTACCATCCATTGAATAGTACCATCTAACCGTTTTACCTAAATACTGAGTATCTGATGAAGCTAATACTTGTTCTTTATGGTAGTTATCGTTACGCTTCTCAAGAGCTTTATTTTGCTTTAGTTGTTTATCTATATAGTTGGTGTACTCTTCAGTATCTTCAAGACTATTACCATAATAATAAACAGCACCACCTGTTACTTTTGTACTAAGTGTAAATCTAGCTACATCTTTACAATTATAAATAGTTTCTTCCATTGGTATATCTTTAGCTAAATACTCTCTAATAGCTTCAAATACAATAGGATATTCAACATTCTTCATTAATGGTGGTACTGCTTCTTCAGGATCTACATAAGAACCCTTTGCTTTAGCTTTACCACCTGGATAAACTGCTACATAGTTATTTACATCTCTAGCAAATAGAGCGTTATACTCTCCAAACTCCATTTCCATTTTAGTTTCATCTTCCCATTCAGCAACTAATGATCTAAGTGAATCTTCTTGAGATTTTTTAAGTAGAACTTCTACACCATCCGTATTAGATGAAACAACTCTCATACCTTGATCTTCAATCATCTCAATAAGCATTAGTAAATATAACTGCCCTGTAAACGTAACAGTTAGAAGTAAATCAGGTGAGTAAAGAAAGCTATACTTATTACCAAACTTACCATAACTACCATTTAAAGCAATTTTTAGAACATCATTAACAACTTTATTACCTGATCTTTTAGCTTCAAGTCTATCAGCTTTAATTTTTGCATAAACTTTTAAGAACTTTTTAGTAAGTTGTTTAGGATATAAACCTAATGCTAGTATAAGTGAAGGATAATATGAAGCAACATCAACATTCATAAGCTTCTCATCTTTACCAGGAACTACTACAAGTTGTTTCTCTTGAGAGTGTAAACCACCTAAACCTATATTATAAATGTTTTCACCTAGTTCAATAGTAGTATCTTTTAACCATTGAGGTAATAAAGGTGCTCCATTCTCACCTAGTTCAATAGTAGTATCTTCTATCTTATCTACAATATCATTAAGATCATCTCTAATAAACCTTACTGATTCAGGAGCTATATAATTAACATTGTTAGCTTTACCTCTTTGAACTTTCACACCTTCTTTAGATAACTCAGCTCTAAATATTGCTTCAGCTATTTGAGCATCTGATTTACTCATAACATCAATATCATACTGATTACCTATTTGTTCTCTCAGTTTTAGCATAGGTATAAGTTTATTGTATAGATCTAAAGTAGTTATTAAATCGTTTATATTATATTTAGCTACTTCTGCAGCTTGTTCATCAGTTAGTTTAGTATGTGGATCATAAGGTAGATCCTGTAACTTCTTAGAGTTTAAACGTGCACCATATAATTTTAATGAAGCTTGTCCGGGTGCAACATCTATTAAATCTATACTCTCAAACTCTTTATTGATATTAAACTTTTTGTAAACTTCCCAATATCTAGTTTGAGATTCAATAATAGCTTTAGATTTTCTATAAACTTGAGATACAGAATTTCCTAATAACATATAAGTAAATATAGGATCATCATAAGCTTTAGAGTTGAACCCTACTAATTGATTCATTAATCTTATCATTCTCTTAATATCTTCTTTACTAAAACTATCAAAAGACTCAAACTGTTTAACTCTTTTAGTAACTGTACTCATAAACCCTACACACATATAGTTAGGATAACATTCAATATCATACACCCATAAATTATTCATAGTATAACTCCTCAGTTGATGTATCTAAAAATTCAGCTAACTGATGTATAACTAAGGGTGTAGGGTTTCTTCTTCCATGTAAATAATGATATATACTCATCCTAGTTATTTCTAAAGCTTCAGCTATATCCTGAGGTGTTACTTCATTTAGTTCCATATAATACTTTAACTTTTTAATAGATAGTTTCATTTTACTAACCTTACACTTTTGGTAGCTGGAATAGTTACACCTATTTGATTTAACTCTTTATAATGTTTTCTACACATCATACCGTATAAAGCTTTACTATCACATACTAATAATTTACCTAATATCTCGTAAAATATTATCTCTTTCACCTTAATCTCACATTTTAAGTTTCTACATTCTTCACACTTCTTCATCTTATCTTCTCCTTAAATAACCTAAATAAGACACTCCTAAAAGTGCCCTATGAAGCTATTTTTCTGCTTCTAAATATTGCATAAAACGCTTTTTACCATATCTTCTAATATTTCTATTATAAGCTACAGCTAAAGCGTCACAGATAGTATAATTAACCTTAGCTATTTCTGCCGCTGCAAAACCACTTAAACTAATCATTATCTTCTACTTCTTCTCGATCTTCTTGAGCGTTTAGGAGCTTCATCTTCAGCAGCACCCTCATCTTCAGGTTGTAAGTCGTTATCAAAACCTTTAAATGAACCATCTTCAATAGCTTCTACTTTCTCACCTTCATAAGGGATGAAATCTTTTATCTGAACCTTATTTAGATATAGAGATAAACCGTGTTCTTTCTTTTTACGATTACCCCGTTCCCATATAACAGCATTACCTAAAGCACGACCTGTAGAACCATTACCAATTAACTTACCTTCAGGTAGTTTTACATTATTACCATCTGAATCAAGAATATTAACTTTTGTTTGTTTCATTTCTCCGGTTTTTTTATCTTCATACTCAGTTTTAGTTTTATATGTAAAACGTACCATACCAGGTTCAATAGTATCATCATCTTCACTTGTTCTATAAAATGTACCAGCTTCTTCACTATTTTTAGGAGCATTTTCATCTAAGAAATCTTCTAACTCAGCTATATAATCTTCAGCTTCTTTTTCAGGAACATCTACACAAGTTTGATAATCGTAACCATCACCTTCAAAGTTTTCTTTACCTACACCTGTAACCATTACATACATTAAGTTCCCAATAGGACTTTGTGTTGGAATTTTATTTGCCATAATTATTTACCTCTTCTTCTTGATCTAGTTTTCTTTGGAGCTACTTTTTCAGACCACTCTTTATAAGTATCTGAATCTTCACCAACTTCATCTGCTAACTCTTCCATAAGCTCTTTAATCTCAGCTTCATCATTTTCTTCAACTGCAACCGCTAGATCTTCTAAGATCTCACCTAGAACATCATCTTCAGCTTCATCTGTAGTAGGTTCTGTATTTTTAACAACAAAAGCACCTTTCCACTCTTTAGCTAAACCAGCATTAACTTCTTTTAACTCAGCAATAAGTTCATTAAAATCTTTCTCATCACCATCGTCAATAGCTGTTTTTATATCTTCAATAATCTCAGCTTCTTCTTCAGTAAGACCTTTCTCATCTACTTTGTTAGGTGTTGGTTCAGGTACATTATCTTCAACTACACCAGCGGCCGCATACTCTTCAGGAACTTCATCACCACCTAGACCTTCAACAATCTCTTTAGCAAAATCAACATCTTTATCAGCTACTGCATCACTTAAATCAAAAATTGCATCTTCAACTTCACCACCATCTATAGCAAACCATTGATCTTTTAACTCAGATCTAATTGTTCTAAAAGCTTTTTTATCACCAGCTTCTACAATGTCATATAACTTATGATACAAAGTTGATACAGGATCTAACTTAGGTTCATCTTCAGCTACTACACCACCTGTTTCTTTAGAAATCATATCCATTAAAGTATCAAAACCTTTGAAATACTCTTTTGTAAGGGCTTGTGTAAATCTTGAAGTACCGTTTACTCTTTCTGCATCTATTAACTCTAAACTTATGTTCTCTAAACCTGCTACAGTTCCTTTAAACATATCTTCACCTTTGAAGTTATAAAAAACTCCGTTCTCAACTCTTTGAGGTGCAAACTTTAAACGATCTAAATCATTAGAAGTCTTCACCATATCTGTATAACCTGTTAGAAATGCTGTTAAAAACATATTCTTTCTCCAATCTTTAAAAATTCTGAGGGTTTAACTAACAACCACTCAACAGAACCTTCCTGAGAAAGCTCTATGGAATGTTGTTAGTTTAAAGCTCCATTTTGTTGAAGAACATTAGCTACATAATATTTAGCAAAATCAACTAACAGATCCTGCTTACCTTTTAACACTAATAAAGCTTCTGTAGTTTTACCTACTATCTCTATATTTTTAGTAGTATGTTCATGTAATAATACATCTAAAGCACTTTCACAAAACTCAACTGTCACTTTTTCTTTTGTTAATAAATCTTTCATCTTAAAGTTCCTTTAACTCAATAGCTTTAAATATAAAATATTTCCACTTGTTCCACCACTCTAAAGCGTCTTCATCCATACCTTTTATATAATCATCATCAAAGTTCTTCCACTCTTCAATAAGGAATCGTTTACAACCTATTTGTAAAGTATCTTTTGTAAAACCTATTTGATAAGTATCTAACTGCATAGTACAAATAAATTTCATATCTCCAAATGCTCTTAGGTCAGCACCATATAGGTTAGCACCTCTTAGGTCAGCACCTCTTAGGTTAGCACCATATAGGTTAGCACCTCTTAGGTCAGCACAATATAGGTCAGCACTCTCTAGGTCAGCACTCTCTAGGTTAGCACCTCTTAGGTTAGCACCTCTTAGGTTAGCACAATATAGGTCAGCACTCTCTAGGTTAGCACCTCTTAGGTTAGCACCATATAGGTTAGCACCTCTTAGGTCAGCACAATATAGGTCAGCACAATATAGGTCAGCACTCTCTAGGTTAGCACCTCTTAGGTTAGCACAATATAGGTCAGCACTCTCTAGGTTAGCTTTTTTACTTACTGCTTCTTTTACAGCTTCTACTATCGTATTAGCTGTATCACTTTTAAATATAACTTCTAGTGAAAATCTACTCTTAATCTCAATCATCTGTTTCTTCCTCTTTTCCTAATTTGTTGAAGCAAGTATGACATACATTTTCTTAAAGTATTATTAAAGTTCTATACAAGTTTTGTTAAAGTTTTTATTAAGTTATATTATGAGATAATTGCTTATTCTATATATTAAGGGAGATGGTTTTGAAAGATAAAATCTTATTATGGGGTGTTATTGTTATTATGGTGGTTTCAGTAATTTATGGGATCTTAAATTCCCTTGATTGTGAAATTAAAAATAAAAGGATATATTGTGAAAAAGTTTATAGATGAAGCGTTAAGAACGGAGAGTAGTAATTTTATTACTCTAATGGATGAGGATCTAAATGAGTTTAGTACAGAGCGTTTAGTTCATGCTTGTTTTGGTATGCAAACAGAAACTTCTGAGTTTACTGATGCTATTAAGAAAGCATTGTTCTATGGTAAAGATTTGGATGTAGTAAATCTAAAGGAAGAGTTAGGTGATCTTATGTGGTACATGGCTATTGCTATGGATGAGTTAGGAACTGATTTTGAAACAGAAGCTAATAGAGTTATCAATAAGTTAAAAGTTAGATACCCTGAAAAGTTTAGTAATGAAGCAGCAACTACTAGAGATTTAGAAGCTGAGAGAAAGGTGTTAGAACAATGTTAATGTTTGATTTTATAGAAGGTAAAAAAGAAGAGGGTATGACTATTAATAGAATAGCTAAAGTTTTAGGAGTTACTCAACCTACTATTCAAGCTCATTATAACGGTGATGCTGAGAAGGTTAATCTTAAACTTGCTAAGAATATTTATAAGTTATTTGATGTAGTTATTGAACCATATTTAGAAGTTGAGGTGAAGAGTAATGAAAACACTTAAAAAACATTATGGTTCAATATTAATTATGTCATTCCCTTTTGTTTTTATAATAGGTATTGTAATATTTAATTATATGGTGAGGGTAGTAGAATGATAACTTTAATATTAGTATGGGTTAATACAAAGACTAATTGTGAGTATAGTTTTGTATTTGCATTAACAGCTATTATAGACATTACAATAATAAATCGTATAGCAGGATTACTATCATGACTTTTAAATACAGTATCAGTAAGAACCACTACAACGGTTATAAGTTCAAAGAAGCTAAGAGTGTATCTGAGTTGCTTCAGGATCTAGCAACTAAATGTGTATCACCTGTTACTGAGTATAAAGATAAAGAACTTACTTCAGTTGATACAGGTAAAACTTGGATGAGTAAGAATCATAGATCTAATCCTACTATTGTAGGTCGTGGTAATATGGGTATGATTGATTATGAAGGTAGTCCTGAGAACTTCACTAAACTTATTAAGAAGATTGAAGATAAAGAGTTGTGGTATGTAGCTATTCCTTCTCAGTCAAACAAGAGTGATAAGAAGAACGCTAGGTATCATATTATGTATATATTAGCTAAGTCATATAGTATTAACTCAGAAGCTTATAAGAAACAAGCTAAAGAGTTCTTTGATTATATAGGTTACAAATGGGATGATCCTGATAGTGGTATAGATACTAGAGCTTCATTTAATGGTTGTGGATATTTCGCACCAACTATACAACTAGCTACTGATAAAGGTAAAGGTGCTAAGAAGATTAGTGATCCTTACTTAACTAATGAAGATATTGTTAAAGATACTCATGTTAGTAGATTCAAAGGTGAGTACACACCTACTACTGCTGCAAGTAATGAGGCTAATGAAGAGTTTACCAACATTATTAAGCGTGGTAGAAAGTTAGATGATAAATACACTAAGATAGTAAGAACTACATCTAAGGGTTATGTATTAGCTCCTGAAACTCACATTGAAGTTAATAATGGTAGGTTCATGACTTTTGAAAAGTTAGTTGAAACATTAGAAGATAGTGATAGTGAGAACCCTAGAATATCTATGTTAGGTTGTCCTATTTGTAATCCAGGTCATACTGCACCAACTACTGTAGGTTATGCTTATATGCAATTCGATTATGAAGGTAAACCTTATATATGTTGTACAGGTAATGCTTGTGCATCTAGACCTTACTTTACTATGGCCGAGGGTGATCTTGCTATTTATCGTATAGGTAAGGGTAGTGATTATGTACTACTTAAAGATGAACAACTTGTTTACACTCATAAAGAGAATGAAACGTATGAACATACAAGTGATAGTATCATAGGTGAGTTATATCAAGATGGTTTAGCAATACTTGATGATTATGGGAACATTAACTCAGAACTAACTAGGAAACACTTTTGTTTACAAGCTGAGAGATTAGATGTTACTAAGAACCCCTGGATTGAAGAGGGTATTGATTACAATGATATGACTTTCAATATATCTAAACCAGCTAAGTTTGAACCAACTGAAGCAGATCCTGATGAAGTTATATCTGAAGCTATTAAAGTTTTTGATAATGATGTTTTGATAGGTGATTATCCAGCTCCTTTAGTTTATCTAGCTTACTACTTATTTCATGATACTAGAATTATGGCTAGTTTATTCCTGGTAAATCATAAGACAGGTTCAGGTAAGACTTTTTGGACTTATGAGCTTCCTGCATGGTTTTTAGGTGAAACTAAAGTTGGTTTAATGGATCGCGCTGCTATGACTAAAAATTGGGGTGATGTTAAACTTGGTAAGAGATTAGTAGTGTTTGAAGATATAGATGGTTTAACTAAGCAACAAGTTAATGAAATAGCTTCAGACATTAAAACTATGACTACTGCTGCTGGTTCTAATATAATGTTAGATATTAAAGGTAGAGGTCAGATGAAGTCTTATGGTTATAATATTTTAGGTACTTCTAATGATGAGAAACAAGTACCTGTAAGTGGTGAAGAAGATAGACGTATCTATATTAGTGAGGTTCGTGTATTAGAGAACGCTAATTGGATCAGAGAACAGTTGATGGGAACTAATGGTGATAAACATAAAGCTAATGCTATTAACTATCTGTATAAGATCTACAATCATGTTAAGAGATTACCTGAGTGTCACGATTCTATATTTTATAGAGTACCTAAAACTGCTAAGAAGAAAAGTGTAACTGATTCGCAAAGTAATGATGGTATTCAAGCTATGAACATTATAAGACGTAATGAGAAGACTAGGTTAATCATTAAAGAGTTAGAAGCTTTAGTTGTAAGTAGTACAAGTGAAAAAGAGTTAAGAAAGATTGTTGAAGAGATTGATATTAAAAATCATAATATTAGTGGTGCAACACTTGATAAACTTTGGAAGGTTCTTCCTAGTGGCGCGAATGATATTAGTGATAAGTCGTATAAACAACTTGGAAAGATATTTGGGTTGTTAGATTACAAAACTGTAGTAGTTAATGGTAGTAGATTGAAAGGGTTTAAGTATGGGAACTGATCTATTTAATGGTGATTGTTTAGAAATTATGGATAAGTTAATAGAAGAATGTGTTAAAGTAGATGCTATTATAACTGATCCACCTTACGGTACTACTGCTTGTAAATGGGATAGTGTCATTCCTTTTGATGAAATGTGGCTTAGATTAAACAAACTCATAAAACCTAATGGTGCGATAGTTTTGTTTGGAAGTGAGCCTTTCAGTAGTGCTTTACGAATGAGTAATATTAAGAATTACAAATATGATTGGGTTTGGGAGAAGTCAAGACCTATGGGATTTTTAGAAGCAAAAAATAAGCCTATGAAAAAGCACGAAAATATTTTAATGTTTAGTTTTGGGAATAGTGCAAATGGGTGTAAAAATAGAATAACATATAATCCTCAAGGACTAAAAGAGATAAATAAAAAAATGAAAAACAGCACTGATACTGATAATCTAGGAAATAGAAAATCAAGAGATGTTGGTACAGAGTATATACAAAAGCACACCAACTACCCAAACACAATATTAAGATTTAAAAGTGCTTCAAAAACAGTACACCCCACACAAAAACCAGTTGCACTAATGGAGTATCTTATCAAGACTTACACAAATGATGGTGAGTTAGTTTTAGACTTCACAATGGGGTCAGGAACGACAGGCGTAGCGTGTAAGAACTTAGATAGAAACTTTATAGGCATAGAATTAGATAGTAAATATTTTAGAATAGCTAGGAAAAGATTAAGACACGTTAAAACCTCTTAAATAAAACCCCCTTATTTTTAGGGTGGTTATTTTACAACAATTTAAAGACCTTCTAAAATTAAGCCCTCTTAAATAACTCTTCTTTAATTTAAAGACCTCTTATTAAGACCTCTTATTTATATATTTATTATTATTTTATTAAAGTAACTGGTTACTATTTCTAAAGTAACTAAAAAGTAACCATTAATAAAGTAAGTAAAATAGGATAGTATAGAGAATAGTAACTAAGTAACCAATAACTCCTTAGTAGATTCTCAAGTAAAATATATTTTTTGTTTTTTATTTCTAGCTCTAAGTGTAATAGGAAGTAGGGGTTACTACGGTTATCGGTTACTATTGATTTAAAGACCTCTTGCTAAAACTTCAAAAAACTTGTATAATGGTGTTATAAGGAGTAAGTTATGAAAACAATATTTTTAATAATGAGTTTGTTCTTAGTCTTATCATCTGATACTTACATTAGAGAGTACAGTTATCTAGTAAGTAATGATGACAGTAGAAACATAGCTAGAACTAAAGCTCTAAACGAAATTAAAACCTCAACCCTTGAAGAGGTTGGTGTTCATGTAGAAAGTTCCGTAGAACTAAAGTATGATACTCTCACAACACAAATAGAAACTCAAACTGCTGGAATAATTAAAACTAAAATATTAGAAGAAAGTTTTAATGGTAAAGTGTTGTATTTAAAAGTAATACTTGAAGTAGATCCTAATCAAGTAAATACTAGAAGATCACTTACTAAAAATAATAAAACTTCTTTTGATGTATGTTCATTAGAACCAGGTGTCACTAAACAAGAAGTAATGAGAATAGCAGGTGATCCTACTCATGTTTATTTTATCTACACTAGGAAATATGAGAAAAGACTTCAAGATGTAAAAACTTTCTACTATAATAACGGTAAGATAACTATTAACTTTGATGATTTTAATAGAGTTAATAAGATAACAGGGTGTATTTAACATGACTGATAAAGAACAAAGTTTTATTGAAGAATATGTAATTGATAAGAATAGAACTAAAGCTGCAATAAGAGCAGGTTATTCTAAAAGAACAGCAGGACAAATAGGAGCTGAACTTTTAACTAAACATCATATCAAAGTAGCAATAGATCTAAAACTAGCAGAACTTACAGTAAAAAATGAACTTACTGCTGATAGAGTTATTCAAGAGTATATGAAGTTAGCTTTCTATGATACTGAAAAGTTCTATGATATTTACTATGGTTTGGCCACTTGGAAAAAAGGTTATAAGAGAGCTAGAAGAAGATATGGTAGTAAATTATCTCTTGAAGAGTTCAATAATCTACCTTCAAAGTATAAAGAGTTCTATAGTCGTACAAAATCGCTTAAAGAACTAGGTGATATGGATGAAACTCAACGTAAAGCTATCATTGGTATTAGTTATGATAAAAACTCTAATATGGTGCTTAAATTAGCCGATAAACAAAAAGCTTTAGAATCACTTAGTAAACATCTAGGAATATTTGAAGCTGATAATAAACAAAAGACTATTGATCCATCTAAGAACCCTTGGACTGTAACAGTAGTAAAACCAGGAGATAAAGATGAGTAGAGGTAGAAGAGAACGTGGTATATTAGTTCAGGGTTGGTATTTCTTTAATAGGAGAAGTAGATGATTAATTTTGATGGAATTACAGCGTTTTTTATGGCAGCAGGAGTAACCTTATTAGTTTTAGGTTATGGTATAGGTAAACTTTTTGAGATAGTAATAAGTAAGTTATGAGTAGTCAAATACAAATACCTGAAAAGTTATTACCACTAATTGATAAACCTAAACGCTTTAAGATAGTGATAGGTGGTCGTGGTGGTGCTAAATCTACAGCTATAGCCAACATAATGTTGATGAAGATTGAAACAGAAGCTGCTGATATATTATGTTTAAGAGAGCTACAAAACTCTATTGAAGATTCAGTACATAAGTTGTTTAAGAAGTCTATTGAGTTAATAGGTATTGGAGATAGATTTTATACAACTGATAATAAGGTTGAATCACTAGCTACTAAAGCAGGAACAAGATATAAAGGTGCTGCTAGAAACCCTACAGCTATAAAATCTGCTGAAGACTTTAAATACTCTTGGTTTGAAGAAGCTCAAACTATCTCTCAAAAAACTTTAGATGATTTAATACCTACAATACGTTCTGAAGGTTCTGAGTTATGGTTTAGTGCTAATCCTGGTAGTTCTAATGATCCTTTCTCACTAAGATTTATAACACCTTACTTAAAAGAACTAGAACGTGATGGTTATTATGAAGATGATCTACACTTAATTATTGTAGTAAATTGGAGAGATAACCCTTGGTTTCCTAAAGAGTTGGAACAGAATAGATTATGGGATTATGAACATTTACCTAGAGCTAAGTACGATCATATATGGGAAGGTAAGTTTGATGATACAGTTGAAGATGCAATTATACAACCTGAATGGTTTGATGCTTGTATAGATTCTCACACTAAGTTGGGAATAGTACCTAAAGGTGTTGAGGTTGTAGCACATGATCCTTCAGATGTTGGTGAAGATAGTAAAGGTTTATGTTATAGACACGGTATTTTAGTAAAAGATGTTCAAGAGATGGATCATGGTGATATAAATGAAGGTGGAGATTGGGCGGTTGACTATACTGCTTCACTAAAAGCTGATGCATTTATTTGGGATTGTGATGGTATGGGTGTAGGTTTAAATAGACAAGTTACTGAAGGTTTAGCTGTTAAGAAGATAGATATTCAGATGTATAAAGGTTCTCAATCACCTAGACAACCAGGGGCTGTTTTTGAAAAGGTTGGTGATAAGGTTAAAACTAATGAAGAAGCTTTTGCTAATCAACGTGCTCAAGGTTATTGGTATTTAAGAGATAGGATCTATAAAACTTATTTAGCTGTTGAGAAGGGTGAGTATCAAAACCCTGATGATTTAATAAGCTTTAGTTCTGAGATAAGTAACATGGAAGGTATAAGATCAGAAGTTTGTAGAATACCTACTAAAAATAATGGTTCAGGTAAGATACAAATAATGAGTAAACCTGAGATGAAGAAGCTTAAAATTAAATCTCCTAATATGGCAGATAGTATTATGATGGCTATGTTTTATCAACCTGAGATGAAGAAAAAAGTAGAAGTAAATGTTAAACCAATAACTAAAAGATGGAAGAAGTAGTTTAAAGATATGATATAATAGCTCTATTGAAATTCCAATAAGGTAGCTACAAATGGAAGACTATAACGAAAACACAACTACAGAAGAAGAACAAACTGATGAGCTTAAAGAGATACATGAAGAAGCTTTAGAAGATTTTAACCGTGCTCAAAGTCCTGTTGCTGATGAACGTGAACAATGTTTAGAAGATAGAAGATTTTACTCTATATCAGGTGCTCAATGGGAAGGTAATCTTGGAGATCAGTTTGAAAACAAACCTCAACTAGAAGTAAATAAGATCCACTTATCAGTTATGAGAATAATCAATGAGTATAGAAACAACCGTATTACAGTTGATTTTATGTCAGATGCTAATGATGGTATTGCAACTACTTGTGATAAGTTATATCGTGCTAATGAACAAGAATCTAATGCTGATGAAGCTTATGATAATGCTTTTGAAGAATCTGTTGGTGGTGGTTACGGTGCTTGGAGATTAAAAGCTGAGTATGAAGATGAAGAAGATGAAGATAATGACTTTCAAAAAATAAGCATACTTCCTATTTATGATGCAGATGCTTCAGTATTTTGGGATCCTAATGCTAAACGTCAAGATAAGAAAGATGCTAAATACTGCTTTGTAATAAGTGCTAAGAATAAAGAAACTTATGAAGAAGAGTACGGTGAATATGGTGATAGTGTACCTAAAGAAGTAGATCAAAGTGAGTTTGATTGGTCACCTGATGAGATTATTTATATAGCTGAATATTTTAAAGTGGAGCACGTTAAGAAGACTGTAAATGTTTATGAAAATGCTCTTGGTGAAGAGAAGCGTTATACTTCAGATGAGTTAGAAGATGATCCTGAATTACTTGAAGAGTTATTAACTTTAGGTTTTAAACTTGTTAAATCTAAGACTGTTAAAAAACAAAAAGTTCGTAAATATATTATAGATGGTAAAAAAGTTCTTGAAGATTGCGGTTACATAGCTGGTAAATATATTCCTATAGTTCCTATGTACGGTAAAAGATGGGTTGTTGATAATGTAGAACGCTGTATGGGACACGTTAGACTAGCTAAAGATGTTCAAAGATTAAAGAATATGATGTTATCTAAATTAGCTGAGTTTAGTGCTTCAAGTGGTATAGAGAAACCTATTCTTACTCCTGAACAAGTATCAGGACATGAAAAGATGTGGAGTGATGAAGCTGTTGAAGATTATCCTTATCTGCTTATTAATCCTATTACTGATGCAAATGGTAATGAAGTAGCTTCTCCACCAATAGGTTATACTAAACCACCTACAATACCACCAGCTTTAGCTGCATTATTACAATTAACTGATGGTGATATTAGAGAGTTATTAGGAGATCATCAAGCTATTGAGAAAGTAGTATCTAATATTTCAGGTGAAGCTATAGCTCAAATAAAAGAAACTCTTGATATGCAAACTTTCATCTATATGTCAAATATGGCTAAAGCTATGAAGCGTTCAGGTGAGATATGGTTATCAATGGCTAAAGATATTCTTATTGAAGAAAACCGTAAACTAAAAGGTTTAAATGAGAATGATGAGATAGAGTACATAGATATTTCTAAACCAACTATGAATAAAGATACTAATGAAGTAGAGTATTTAAACGATATTACTAAAGCTAACTTAGATATTAAAGTAGCTGTAACTCCTTCAACTACTACAAGACGTGCTAAAACTGTTAAAGATATTACTAATATGCTTCAAATAACTTCAGATCCTGAGTTACAACAAGTATTAAGTTCAACTGCTGTTCTTAACATGGAAGGTGAAGGTGTTGATGATATTAAACAGTTCATAAGAAAGAAACTTATTAAGATGGGAGCTATACAACCTACTGAAAAAGAAGGTCAAGAGATGGTTGAAGAGTTACAAAATGCTAAACCAACTGCTCAAGATAGTTACCTGGAAGCTGAAGCTACTAAGTCTAAAGCTCAAGCTGAAAAATATGTAGCTGATACTCAAAAAGCTCTTGCTGATGCAGAGAAGATTAAAGTAGAGATGATAGAGATAGTTGCTAAACTTAAACGTGAAAATCAAGGTGCTGGTATAAGTCAAGCTAAAATGCTTCAAGAGTTAATGGAGAAAGGTCAAGCTAGACCTATGCAACAAGGAACTATTCCTGAAGCAGGAGAATTTTAATGAACCCTCAATTTGTAAACCCTGAAGATGTAACTGCTACAATGCCTGAAGATGTGTTTGATAGATCTCAAGCACTTCAAGCTGAAAGACAAAAGACTGTAGAAGGTTTACCTACTTTTGGTGAAACTATGTATAGATCTACTGCTGATATTATAGGAACACCTGTTGATTTGGCTTCTATGGCTTTAGCACCGTTTGGTTATAGTGAGAAAGCTCCTATTGGTGGTTCTGAATACTTTAAACAAATGGGTGAACAAAAAGGTATTATATCTTCAGCTTCTAACCCTATACTAGAAATAGCTGCTAGTTTAGTAGTACCTGATCCGTTGGATGTACTTACTGTTACTAAAATGGCTACTCCTTTAATGATGGGTGCTATTGGTTTAGGTGGTGATGTTGGTAGAAAAATGGCTGATGATGTACCTGAAATGGTAGATGATGTAAAACCTTTTTACTCACAACTAGAACGATATATAGAAGGTGGTCAAAACGCTTACACTAAAGAACAAGCTAAAGGGTTTTTATCTAAACAAGGTTTAAAAGAAGATGAAATGAAATGGAGTGGTTTAAAAGATTATCTTGATTCACTTCCTGAAGGTTCTAAAGTTACAAAACAAGAATTACAAGAGGTTGTAAACCCACCTAAACTAGAAAAGAAAGTGTTAGGTGAACTTCCTAAAAAAGAAACTGAAGATATGTTTATCTTAGATTATGAAGATTTAGATGATGAAGTAATAGATTATTTAATTTCTTTAGATCCTCAAGATAGAGAAGTTGCTGAACAAATGATGAAACAATCTAATCAAAACTTATTAACAGATGGTACTTTTGAAAATGAATGGAATAAAATGATTACAAAGTACCCCGATCAAGATCATAATATAATTCATGATGTAAATGATGCTCTTTTTGATGAATACCATGAAGCTTACTCTAAAGCAGATTTTGAACCAAAATATAGAGAATATGCAACAAGAGATGTAGGAACTAATTATCGTGAAGAATTGACTACATTAGGTTTAGAAGACAAAAAAGAAAAAGAACTTAACATTCTTTATGATGAAATTGCAAACAACCCTTATAAATACCCTAGAGGTAGTGATAAATATAATGATTACTTAGACTTATCACAAGAAATAGCTGAAACTAAAACAGGAAAAACAATAGTAAATAAACCTTATTCTGATGGGAGTGATAGATGGGTAATTTATGATAAAGATGGGAATGTTCAACCTAAGATGTATGGTGAAAATAGACAAGGGGCTATAGCAGAACTAAATAATGAGGCTAGAATAAGCGATAGTAGTTATAAATCTTCACATTGGGATGAACCTAATGTACTCTATCATGTTAGAAAACAAGATACTAATATAGAAGGTGATAACACTCTTCTTATTGAAGAAATACAATCCGATTGGCATCAAGCTGGAAGACAAAGTGGATATAAAGGTTCTCAAGATGAAATAGAAAAAGCTAAAAAAGCTAGTAATGATTATAAAGAAATGTTAAAAACAAAATACGGTTTAGAAGATGCTACACCTATGAAGTTAAGAGCTTATTTAAGAGATAACGGTTTAACTGAAGAGAGAGATACACTAAACAGATTATCAGCTGAATCAAATGCTGTAGATAAAGCCCTTGCTGTACCACAAGCTCCTTATAGTAAAACATGGCACGAAAAAGCTATGAAAGATCAAATAGCTGAAGCTGTTGAAAAAGATTATGATAGGGTTGCGTGGGTAGCAGGGAAGGAACAAGCAGGTAGGTATTCGTTATCTAAGCAAATAGACAAGCTAGAAGCAGAAGAAGCACCGTTAAAAGATGGCACTTATGATGTATGGATATATAAGGATGGAGAAAGGGATTATCTAGGTAATAAAACTAAACTAGAATTATCAGACACCATTGGAAAAGATATGGCTGAAAAAGTAGTAAAAGATAATGGTGGAATTTATGAAGGGTTAGATTTAGAAGTAGGAGGTGAAGGTATGAAAGGCTTTTATGATAAAATGCTCCCCAAGTGGGTTTCTAAATATATTAAAAAATATGATTCTAGTGTAGAAATAAAAGAACTTCCTAACGGTCAAAAAGTCTGGAGCTTTCCTGTTACTGATAAAATGAAACGGGAAGTGAGTACAAAAGGACAACCTTTATATACTCATCCTGCTACAGTTGGTGCTGTTGGTTTAGGTATTGGAGCTGGTGCTATGTATGAAGAAGAGGAAGGATTATAACCTTTTCTTAAATTATGATATAATTATCGCAGAGGTATCAGTACCACCTTAAAAAGGGCTAGTTAATTTAAGGACTAAAAAATGTCAGTAGAACAACAAGAAGTTATAACAGAAGATCAGATTATTGAAGATGTAATTACGGATGAAGTAGATGCACCTGAAGTTGAAGAAGAAGATGTTATAACTATTGGAGATGAGGAAACGACACCTCAAACGGATAATAAGGAAGCTCCTGAGTGGGTAAAAGACCTTCGTAAAAAGAATCGTGAAGATCAAAAACGTATTAAAGAATTGGAAAAACAAATAGCTCAAAAAAACGGAGCACAAGATCCCGTTAAAGAGTTAAAAAAACCAACTTTAGCCGATTGTGATTATGATGATGCACTTTACGATCAGAAATTAGAAGAATACTTTGTTGCTAAACAAGAAGTTGTTAAACAAGAAGGTAAAGTTAAACAAGCCTGGGAACAGAAGCTTGAAACTTACAGTTCTAAGAAAAATGAGCTTAAAGTAAGAGATTTTGATGATGCTGAAGATATTGTAAAAGATACTCTTAATGAAACACAACAAGGAATTATTTTACAAGGAGCTACTAATCCTGCTCTTGTTGTTTATGCTCTAGGTAAAAATGAGCAAAAAGCTAAAGAATTAGCAAAAATTAGCGACCCTATTCAATTTGCTTTTGAAGTTGCAAGACTTGAAACACAAATGAAGATTACTAAACGTACACCTTCTACTAACCCTGAAAAAGTTGTAGTTGGTAATGAAAGAATTGTTGGTGGTTCTCACGAAAAGAACTTAGAAAAACTTAGAGCTAAAGGAAGAAAATCAGGTGATTTTTCAGAAGTTTTAGCATATAAGAGAAAACACAAATTAAATTAAAAGGATAAGTCATGGCAAATGATTTTTCACAAACAGTCGATATATTTTTTGAACAAGTAGTACAAGGTTTTGAAGCTGCAAATGTTTCATCAAGAAACGTTAGTATGTATAAACCTGAAGTTGGTGCTTTAGCACTTAGCGGTCAAACATTCCACCGCCCTATGCCTTTAATGTTAGAAACTGCTGATGGTAGAGATGTATCAGCTGCTTATAAAGATATGGTAGAACTTACAGTTCCTAGTACACTTACAGAATCACATCTTAGAAATGTTCCTGTATCTTTAACAGGTGTTCAGCTTAACAACCCTCATATTATGAAAAATGCTGTTGATAGTGCTGTTATTCAACTTTCTAACAAACTTGATACTCTAGTTGCTGATAAAATTGCTACTTATGGTACGTTAGTTGTTACAAGTGGTACAAACATTGATACTTATGATGAGGCTGCTGAAGCTGATGCTATTATGTTAGAACAACAAGCTTCTAAAGGTATGAGAGTTATGCTTCTTAACCCTCGTATGGCAAAGAACTTAGCTGGTGATTTAGCTGGTAGACAAACTATGACAGGTGCTCCAATGAGTGCTTATGAGCGTTCTACTTTACCTCCTATCGCTGGTTTTGATACTTTCAGATCTGATTATGGTAAAACAATTACAGGTTCTGCTTTAACAGGTGATTTAGTTGCTGGTGCAAATCAAAATTATACTCCTGTTTCTAAAGATGCAAATGATCTTCCTGTTGATAACCGTACAATGACTTTAACTGTTGATGATGGTGCTGCTGGTGCTACAGGACTTGTTGCTGGTGATTGTTTTACTATTGCTGGTGTTTACTCAGTAGGTCATATTAACAAGCAATCTACAGGACAGTTAAAAACTTTCCGTGTTATTTCTGCTGGTACTAATGATGTTGTTATAGCTCCTGCTATTATCCCTGCTGATGGTACAGGTGCTCAAGTTGCTTATGCAAATGTTAATACAACTCCTGCTGATAATGCAGCTATTACAATTCTTAACACAACTACTAAACCTGCTTCTGTTTTCTATGAAAAAGGTGCTGTTGAGATCGTTCACGCTGAACTTGATACTTCTTCTTTTGAAGCTGATGGTAAGAAAATCAGACGTGCTATTACTGATAGTGGTGTTCAGATCATCATGATGAGTGATTCAAACATTGATACACTTGTTACTAAATATCGTATGTTTATTTGGGCAAATGTTGAAGTTCTAAATTATGAACTTGCTGGTGTTATGCTTGAAGCACAAGTGTAAATAGTGTGGTGAAAGAGGGTTAATTCTCTCTTTCCTACTTGTTTTTGAGCATTTTTAGGAATGTTGAAATTCAAGTAGGATCTTATAAAAATTATATTAAAGGTTATAAAATGGGTAAAGTAATGTTATATTCATATCCTAGAACTATCAAAAGTAATGATGAAAAGAAAGGCTTTTGTAAAGTAAAAGGTGAAGAAGTTGATTATATTATTGTAGATGAAGATGAAGTTGAATCTTGTTTAGATCAAGGTTTTTATGAAACTCCTGGTGAAGCTATAGAAGGTGGATCAAATGAACAAGCTAATGTTACGGAAACAACACTATCGTTGAATGATTTAGAAGGTAAAACTGTTGATGAAATCAAAGCTGCTTATACAGTAGAAGAGTTACAGGTTTTAGCTAAAGTTTGTGATATTAAACGTGCTACTCGTATGAATGAAGATACACTTGTTGAGAAACTTTTAGAGAAACTAGGAGAGTAAAATGTCATGGACTAAAAGAGAGTTTTGTCTAACTGCTTTTGAAGAGTTAGGTTTATCGGATGCTAACTATAATTTGCAAGATAGTCAATTAAAAACTGCTCTTAAACGTCTTGACAGTTTATTAGCTAATTGGAACGGTAAAGCTATTAGAATAGCTTACCCTTTAACATCTTCACCTACAAGTGATACAGATTTAGAAGCAAGTTTAGATGTTGATACAACTGTTCCTGATGTGGCTAATGAAGCTATTTATCTAAACTTAGCTATACGTATGGCTTCAGCTTTTGGTAAACCTGTTTCTTTAGAGCTAAAAACAAGTGCTAGAGATGCTTACAAAACATTGTTATCTTATAATGCTTATCCATTACCAACTAAGAAGTTCACTCCTTTACCTGCTGGTGCTGGTAAGAAAGTTCATATTGATAACTCACAAAATTTTATTCTACCTGAAGATTCATACATAGATGTTGGTTCAGATGGTGAATTAGATCTATTAGGATAACTTAATGCAAATTCCAATACTTCAAGGTATTTATACCGATACTGCTCCTGATATTAGAACATCATACCCTAAAAACTTAATAGCTATTCCTAAACAAAGTGGAATATCTGCTGGTTATTTAA